CGCTGCAACGGATGTATCCAGAGCGGCCAATGCAGCGTCCATTCCGTCAGCGAGAGCTGACTGCATCGCCAGCGCTTGCTCTTCGACATATGTGTCGAGTCGTCCCACCTGCTCATTGACCGATGACAGCGCCGCTTCCAACCCTTGCAGTGCCGGTGCCAGCTGCATGGCAGCAGCATAGGCCCTTTGCCCCGCATCGCTCGTCAGATCAAGGGATTCAACAAAGGCCCGCAGGTCATCACGACCACTCAGCGCGGTATCAAACTCCGCGTTGAATTGACTCAACAGTGCGGTGTACGAATCGACCTGATCCTGAGCACGCTCCTGCTCGGTGAAGTAATTCTGGTAGTAGTAGTTTGCACCCGCTGTGAGCGCGTCTAACCCGCCTGACAGCTCAACAAGGCGGTTGGATGCGGACAGCGCCTCGATACCAATGGCGTCGATCTCCAGCCCCAGATTGTCAAACACGCCCGACACAATATTGAATGCGCCAACAACCCGGCCAACGGTTTCAAGCTGAGTCTCGCTGTCCTGTGCAAACGCCGCGTAGATATCCCGACCGATAAACTCGCCCATGATCTGGGCGATCAGGCCATCACCTGATTCCAAACTGCCGATGGCATCGGCCAGGATTTGATCCAGGCGCGTGGCCAGATCACCCGAAAAATCATAATCGGCTGCGATCGCTGCGTTCTCAAGATCGGCGGCAAGCGAGGCAACAAAGATATCCGCGAACTCTTGGCTGCGCCCCTCCAGCCCTGCCGTTTGCGTCAGTGCCTGGCCCAGCGCCTCTTCAATACCGGCGCTCCAGTCAACAGCGGTCGATGCCGGCAGGAACGAGTACCCCGGGTTGACGTAGGCTGGCTGCTCCGGCTCTGTGCCTGCCAACTGGGCTTTCCAGTCGACTGCGTTCTGAGTGAACATGCCGCTGACGGTGGGCAGCAACGCGCTGTAGAAGTCTTCGGCGCCACTGTACAGCGCCGCCTGCCCCTGTACGCGCCGCATCGTGTCAATCGTGAGCTCATCACCCCCACCGAGCACATCGTATATCCCCTGCCATGCGTCATTCTGCTTGGCAAAGAACTTGACGACGGTGTTGAGGGCTTCTCTCGGATCGCGTGTCAGCAGTGCGGTTGCATTGCCACCACGGCCAGGCGTGGCTTCAGACTTGGGTACAACCGTACCATCAGGCGTGATGATGTAATCCGCCATGTTGTCACGGGCATAGCGACCAAATCCGTACGTCTGCCCATCGGCATTTGAGTATTTAAATGCCAGCGCATCACGATTACCCACGCCGGTATACACAGAGCCTGCCGAGGTGAGGTCCACACCCGACAGAGCCGATAATTGCGGCAGCAGGGTGCCCGCGATATACCCCGTTAGGGATTCAGCCGCATCCCGGTTTTCTTGTGAAAACTTATCGCCCGTTTGGCCACCGATGGTGACTTCGCCGCTGATCAGATCCGCAGTTGCGGTACCCTGTTTGTTCGAGGGCTCACCGCCACCCAAACCACCCAGCAGTGCGCCAACTCCGATCAAACCCCAGCCTACAGGGCCCAAGCTCGTCAAAGCCGTGGCGGCACCGGACATAAATCCTGTGCCCGCGATAGCCCCGCTCACGCCGCCAGCCAACGCAGCCGAACCCACGCCGCCTACACCGCCCCCCGCCACACCATACTTCTGGCCGAAACCATAGGCAGCAAAAGCGGGACCAACGGCATTAAGCCCCTGCGCGACATAGCCATTGGGGTTGATCAGCGTACCGGTAAAGTCTCCGTTGATCGCGGCCACATGATTGCTGGCCAGCGCCGGGTTACTGCCGTATCCCAGGCTGTAGGCCGCATTGTTGACCATGGACGTGGTGTAACCCGAGGATGGGTTAAAGAAGTCCAGGCCGTTACGCAGCAGGGATGTGCCATTCTGCAACAGCGAGCCGGCATTGGAGACGAGTGATCCGGCGCTGGATGCTGTGCCCGTGACGCCACCCTGCCCGGTAACGTTCATGCCCACATTGACCCACAGCTGCTGCTTAACCAGGGTGTAGGCCAGCTCGGCCAGCATGTCCTTGGCGGTGTCCAGCATCTGGTCCCAGAAGTCATCCCAGCCGTCGAGGCCTGAGCGGAACAGCTCACGGAATGAGTTATCAACGGAGTTAACAGCGTTTTCGGTGATATCGGCCCAGACGTTGGTTTGGTTCGAGACCAACTTCAACTCATCCTGTACCGCCTGTGTAGCCTGCTTCTCGTTATATAGCGCTGTCGTCAGCCTGACGATCTCATCATGCTGCGCGGCGGTTACTTCAGCACCAACCTGGCGCAAGTTGATCTCGATCATGCGCTGCAGCTCGGTCCTTTGCAGCTGGTCACGCTCGAACTTCAACTGCTCAACAAGCTCAGCATATTTATCAACCTGCTGGTCGGTCAGCTTGATGGCGGTTTGTTGTTTCTTATTCAGCTGCTCCAGGTCGGCTGAGCGCTTTTTAGCTGCTGCAGATAGCAGCTCTTGTTTCTCAGCGCTGGTGATATCGGCGCTGGTGATTTTCTGGACCAATTCGTAGTACTGCTGATTGAACCGGGTGACATCATCCAATGTACTTTTGAGGCTGATATAGGCCTGGTTTGACGCGGTTACCTGACCCGTCTGCTCATTTTGGGCGGCATTCACACGTTCGATCTGTGTCTGCAACCTGCCTTGCAGGTCAGTGTATTCGGCCAGGGTGCTGTTAGCTGTATCCAGATTACCTTGCGCATCAATCAGTGAGCGGCGCCACTCTTCGGCTTTTGCCGACCCCGGAAACTCAGACAGACGCTTGGTCAGTGTCTCGACCTGTGCGGCGTACATGCGTGCGTCAATCTGCGCCTGCTTGTAGGGCTCCTCCAGCTGCTTTAAGCGTTGACGTGCCTGAGCGGCTGTCAATTCATCAACCCGCGTGGTCAGCAGCTTGGTTTGTTGCTCCAGGGCTTTTGTTTCTTTCGCGGAACTATTNACACACCCAGCAAGAGCGACCCCGCCCCCCTAACCGCTGTTTTTGCAGCCGTCAAACGTACCAAAGCCGCCTGATGTGCCGCAGCCGCTCTCGCTGCGTTACCATGCGCAGCTGTAAGCCCAACTTGCGCCTGTGCATTACGCAATGCCGCTGCGGTGGACGCTGCCTGTGCCTTGGCCAGTTCCAGCTCCTGCACGGCGGCCGCCCGCTTGGCCGCAAGATCGGACAACGTCGCAGTGGTCAAGGATGTCAGCGCAGACACACCCCGGCCGGCCGCCACGACCATACCAACCTGTATGCCGGTGGCGAGCAGGTCGGCATGGTCGGCGACCAGGGCCATACTGCCACTGATGCCATCGAGCACTGGAGAGAGCGCATTCGTGATCGGTTGCTCCAGCACACGGGCCAGGTTGATATAGCTGTTCTCGACGTCGGTCAGCTTGGCATTGATGTTGTTGGCGGTATCCGCCGCCGCACCATCATAGGCTTTGAGCGCTTCGATCAGAGTATCGCGGAACATGGCACTGGTGACTTCACCCGCATTCACCAGTTTACGGAAGCCACCGGCCCCCAGGCCTGCGGCTTTATCCAGCTCCTGCATCAAACCCGGCAGCGGTTCAGTGACCTGGTTGAACTCTTCAGCCCTCAAAATGCCGGCACTGAACCCCTGTGCCAGGCCATACATCGCCTGCTCCAACTGAGCATTGTCAGCGCCCAGACGACTGGTCGCATTCGACAGCCCCTCCAGAATCTGGCGGTTCTGCTCATTGGTCATCAGCCCCGCGTTTTCCAACGTCAACAGGCGGCTGTAGCTGTCAGACAACGTCAACAGGTTTTTATGATGCCGGCCAGCCAGGTCAATGAGATATTCTTCGTGTTCGGCATAGAGTGCTGCGCTGCCAGCAAGTGCCGTCAGACGTGTTTCAGCATCCTGTCAAGCCGCGGTGGTGCGGGTCAAATCAGCCGCCTTGCCAATCAGCTGGCTGACACCCACAAAGGCCAGCACCTGCTGACGGGCGGACTCCAGTTGTGTGGAGATGGATTCGACACCGGCACGGGTCTTGCCAAATGCCGTATCGGCGCGACCACCCGCTGACTGGGCTTCGGCACCAAACTGACGTGTCTCATCCTGAGCGTCTTTGAGCACCACCGACAGTTGGCGGCCGTCGCCCGTCAGTGTTAACTTGAGCCTCATGTCTTTCATGGGAGTCTGTCTCTATGCTCGTCAAACAGTTTTTGACCGGCACTCTGCTCTGTGTGGGTGGACTGCTGACCGGTCAGGCGTTCTTTTTTNTCGGTGCCATCTGGGCGGCGGTTGCGTTTATCGTATTCATGGTTCAAGGGCTAAAGCTCTAACTCACCGGTTCAGCTCCTTGATGGCGGTGCGCTCCAGCACCTGAAAACGGCTCCAATCGTCCGGTGTCAGTTGATGTCCGGCGCGCCTGATCACCACATCTACCGCTTCATATCTCAGCCCAATGGCTCTGCCGGATGGTGCCATGGCCCACTGACTGGAACAGTCCACAAATAGCTTTGCAGCCGGCCAGTTTTCGGGGAGTACATCGAATGAAGGCGGCTTTTGTTCCCGTTTGGCATGGAGCTTGGCCGCCAGCTCGGGAGCCAGCAGGCCATCGATATCCTGCCTGGCCGCTTCCGGGTCACCAGCCTTCATTTGGGCGACCCAGAACTTTGCGGCCTCGATCAGGTTCGCCGCAGGTTCTTTTTTGTCAGGGACTCGTTGTAGGTCGCAATTAATGCTGTCGAGAGTGCTGGGTCCCCTTTGACGGCATTCAACAGGACCTCGCCTTCCAGCACCTTGCCATCGGCACCGGCCAGTTCAATATCGCTGACGCTCACCAAGACAAGATCCAGCAAGCGCTTGTCTGAGTTGGCCTCATCCGCTGCTTGCTCACTCGACAGCACTTTGAATACGGCATTGAATTCACCTTTCTGTGACTGGCCTTCCTCATCAATCAGATGAACAGTGACAGCAGCCGGAAAGGTGCGATTAACATTCAGTTTCAACATGGATTAATCCTCAAATCAGATGCGGTTAGTGGAAGAACAGAAAGAACTCGTCATCGGCCGTACCCGTAGCGCGATAACTCAGGTCGTAGGCGTCCATGCCTGCACGTTCCTTGTCCTTCACACCGGTAAACTGGGCGGCAGTGACAACAACCGATATCCGCTCACCTGGTGCTGAGCCCAGCGTTGCATGGATCGGCGCACGGGTACCGTTTTCCCAGAGCGAAAACGGGTTGAACTGAATGAGCGGCAGCACTTCCGGGTCAATACCGCCGGTGGGTTTACGGCCGCGGATACGGAAGCTGTCACGGCCATCGGGTGAGTTGATGTCTGGTACCGGGACCACCTCATTGCTGAGGTTAAAACCCAGTTTCTCGATGGTGCCACCGGGGTAGCCTTCAATGCTGAGCCCTGCAGACTGTCCGATCGGAGGCAGGATCTCGCTGTATTCAGCACCTGGCAGCGCTTCGTCAGTCGGACGCTCATACAGTGCCTTTACCGTGAACTGCAGGGTTGCGTATTCGCCAGCCGTCCAGTCGAACTGGAAAGACGCCAGACCACGCCGTGCCACACGGCGGATACCATCCATATGGGTATGGATCTGGCAGGCGCTGTACTGAGCACGATCACTGGTCAGGCGATAACAGAGTGCATCATCCAGGCTGTCTACCGTAGCGGTGGCACCACTGGTATCCCCCGTCAACTGATCCGCCACAGCCGGTGCGGTATCCAGCGCATAGATCCACAGCGTCTGGGTGCTGTCGCCGTTATCGACCACATGGGCAACCGCGCCAACGGTGTTGGTGGCCGTGCTGTTGGTGAGTGTTTCACCCGCTTCAAAGGTGCCGGTGACACTGCTCACCACAACCATTTTGGCCGCATCCAACACCATGCCTGAGGCAATCAGCGCTGCGTGCATGGGGGGTTGCTGGACCACGCCGGTATCAATACCACCACCTTTCAGCTCCACAGGTACTGTCAGGTCGTAATTTTTGGCACCAATAACAGCGCCGGCGTCACTGAGTGTGCGACGCACCAGGTTACGCTCTTTCACATCACCGGCAGGCTCGACACGCAAGCCGGCCAGAGTTTCGAGTACCTGGAGTGACCCACTCAAAGAACAATCGGGGTTTTCCAGGCCGATCAGGACCACACGTCTGTTGCTGTCCATGACTATCCTCTCTGTTGGTGTTGAGTTTTGGTTGTGTAACGGTCTATCCACCAGATGCCGCCGGGCACCACACGCACCAGGTCACTACTGGCCAACATGTAGTGGGTGGTTGCCCCATCCGGTGTCCAGCCATACAGTGCATCACGCACAGCATTTCGCACGGGCTGTAAGCGGTCTCGACTGCGGCTGCCGGTGGCGTCATTCAAGCTGCGAATCCCCAAGAGAACGCCGATGGTCACGGCGACCTCCTGGCGTGCCAGACCGGTTGTTCTTGGGGTATCGATGGGGCGCTCTGACACAGGAATCAGATAGCATTCAACTTGCCGCGCTGGGTGGCGATCGACCACAGTTGTCAGATCAAATGAAAGCCCCACTTTGTCAATCGGGCTGTTTTCGATATTGGTTATGCGATCGGCCGTTGCATCCAGCATTAGATCCCTCCTCCCGGCATTACCCGATCAGCAGTAGTGAACTGCACACTGCCGGCTGTCTCAGCTGTACCGGGGCTGGTCGTACTGATGCCCAGCAATACATCACCCTTGGCTACCGCACGCAGGAACTTAATCGCATCGTCGTAACGCTTGCTGACTTGCTCCAGGGCGGATTCGTCGTACAGCCGGTAACGGGCGATATCGCAGGCATATGCCTTGATAATGCTGGGCACCGGGGTCAACGGCACCGCGTAACCACCCGCTGCAACGTAGCCATTGATCTCACCGCAGGCGTCTTCGATCGAGCGATCAATCAGCTCGGTGCCAATCTCACCGCTACCGGTATCGGTCAGCGACAGGATCTCGTCCTCGCCAAAGCGCTGGGTCAGATCAGTTAGGGTGATGTAAGGCATGGGCTAGGCCTCGCCTTCAGCCGGTACCTGGACCTTTTCTGCGCGGATCTTCTCGATCAGCTTGTCCAGTCCCATGTTGTGGTAGCTGCGGATGCCCAGATCCTTTCCGAGCTGGCGAACGTCTTCTTCGTCCATCTCTTCCAGGGATTTCTGAGTGCCGTCCGGCTCAACCACACCATCGATATGGCCTTCGGTGACGGCAGCAGGCGTGCTATCCGACTCCGCGGCGTCATCCCGATCTACCTGATCATTGCTCTCGTCCGGAGTCTGCGGTGCGTCATCTTGCTCAACAGCGTCATCCAGATCGCTATCAGTCACGCCGTCAGAAACGCTGTCCGGCTCCACGGCCCCTTCCGNCGGAACAGCCGGATCTGCCGGATCGAGAAACTCTTCAGACATGAACTCGACCGCCAAACGCGGTTCAGCCACCAGCTGTGCGACCTGCTGCGCGGAAAAATAATCGTCCGGGTACACGGTCGGCTTACTCGGGTGAGCAACGCCAGCGCGTCGGAAACCATTGATTGCAGAGCTAATACGAATCGGCATTTCATATATCCTCTCGCTTTGTCAGGTAGCGGGCTGCATAGACAACCCGCTCCAACTCATTGGGCAGCAGCGCTACCGGTTTTTATCCGGCAGTTGCCAGCCAGGGGTTCATGATCAGTTGGGAGGTATCCATCCATTCGTTACTTTCGCCGCCACTGGCCAGCTGGTTCTGCAGGATCTTGCGGGCAGCACCTTCCAGGGTGCTCGGCACCATGGTGTGGGTGTGGCGCACCGCCAGCGGGCGGCCGTAGTCACCCTTCATGGACTGCAGGGCTTCGCGGGCGGCCTTGTAGTTCTCCGGGGTGAGCGCCTGCTTAGAGCGAACAGCCAGCATCCAGAGGCCGGGGCCGGCGTTGACGAGGGCATCGGTACCGAACAGGAACTTGTCCTTCATGAACACTTCGCTGTCATTCAGATTGGTGATGGCGCGGAAGCTGTAGTCGCGACGGCGCTGGAACACCAACGGCTTGATGGCGCGGCTCAGATCCATGACGTACCAGGCCGGGCCAGTGCCGCCCATGTCATTTGTGACCGAGATGACCTCGCCCTTTTCATCCAGTACCGGGTGGTCGGCATCAAAGAACGGTTGCCCGTCGAAACAAGTCGGGTTGCTTTCCAGCACCTCGACTGTCAGCTCGTTCGGGTGCTCGCGGCTGGAGCGGTCGAACTCCTCGAAGATCGGGCCATACAGGCCATAGGTGTCGTCTTCGATGGCGTCGCGCTCGATGCCTTCGGTCAGCTCGAACTTGCGGTTTTTGATGCTGAAGTCGGCGCCTTCCAGCGAATGGATGAAGCGATCGCCCAGCCACTCACGCATGCGCGGCAGGGATTTCAGCCAGGGGTAGACTTCGACAGCGGTGGTGGACGGCACCACGGTGGCGTACTGCTGATACAGCGCACCCTGTTCGCCCAGAGAGTTGAAGCCCTGCTGGAAGTTGGTGTTATAGGCCTTGAAGAGGGCCTGAAGGTTGGCGGATGTCAGATCCATGTTGGTCGCTCCTGTAGCGTTAATCGGTTAAGGCGCGTTTAGAGGTTCGCGCCGCTGGTCGGATCGATCAGCACCCAGACGCCCAGGTCGTCGACATCGTCGATGATGCCTGCCACTGAACGGGTGGATGTGCCATCGGTCAGGGCCACGGTCTGGTCATCAACCAGGTAGCAACGGGAACCGATATCGGTTGCAGTGATTTCATCGGCGCCGGCAGAGTTTGCGAAGCGGAAGAAATCACGTTCGATTTCGACGACCTCGTCACCATCAGCGCCGGAGGTGTTATCCACCTGGCGGGTGAAAACGCCCAGGGCGATCAGTCCAGTGGCAGTACTGGCCGGGGCGGCATAGCCGCTGGCGTTCATCACAGCGATGGTCCCGGCGTAGCACATGGAGGATGCAGCCACCGCGAGGGCGCGGCAGACGCCTAAGCGGTTCGGGGTGTTACGGTTCTGGGTAGCAGCGGTCATATCTGCGCTCCTGATTTGACGTTAGAAACAGGCGATGCCTGACGGTTACTCGGCGGTTATTCGACCGGGTTGGCCTTGCGATAGGCTTCCGGTGTCAGGCCCATGGACTTGCAGACCGCCAGCTCTTCAGCGGAAAGACCATCCTTGCCCTGCCCCTTGTCCTTTTCGGTGTCCACGCGGCCCTTCTGCTGCTCCTGGAAAGCTGGCAGCGCCGGGGCGTCCTTCATGTGCGCCCGGCAGGCCGCAAGTCCCTGGGTACGCAGCCAATCGGCGGTAGCTTTGCCTGCGATCCGACCATCCTGCAGACCGGTCTCGATCAAGGTTTCCAGCTCGGCGGTTTCGCTGCCAGCCTTCAGGGCCGCCAGCTGCTGGTTGGTTTCATCGAACACGGCGCGGGGTACGTACTGGCTCATGTCCGGCTTGGTGCCGGCCTTGAGTGCGGCAACAGCGGCCACCGGATCGGCGTCGTCAGCCAGCTGCAGGGTTTCGCGCAGCTTGTTTGCCTGGGCGGCAGCGGCTTTCAGCGCAGCCAGGGCCTGTTCGATCTGCTTGTCGGTGGTAACGGGCTCAAGGCCCAGCATCTGAATCAAGTCTTCTCGCTTCACGTCGGTATCCTCAGGCTTAGCGGTTGTGGTTGCGGAACGGGCAGCCGCCATCCGTGCCGCTGCCAGAGTGGCTACAGCGGTATCAATGGCGGGGGTGTTCGTCAGTGCGACATGCAGCAGGTCCAGCACTTCGCCGGTCTCTGCGTCATAGGGAAAAACGGGGGACAGGTAGAGATATTCCGGGGGTTCTCCATCCGGCCCCGGTGTGATGGACTTTTTGGCAGCGGCGGTCCAGCGCACGCGGCCATACAAACCATCATCGCGCCACTCAAGACTACGTGGGTCTATCCAGCCTGATGCAGGGGCGGGCTTGCCGTTCTGCTCTGCCAGCAGGGTCTGGTGCTCATAGTCAATGACGATATCAGTGCTGCGTGCAGACGCTCCGGCCATAATGGCGCGTGCATTGGACTCGGAAAGGAACCAAGGCCCTGCACCAGACAGTGCCCCCCTGGGTGCCTCAAAGCGCCCAGCCGGAATAAGTCGGGTGAGATCATCGGTCAGGGCAACTCGCAGCGCACAGGCTGCGACATGAATCGCGCCGGCGTGGCTTGAGAGTGCTGCAATCTGCGTGGGGTTTGAAGTAGTCATGCCGCCATGATGGCGGCATGATCAGGAGAGGTGGTTTAACGCGGGGTTGAGAGATTCAAGGATCAAATTTCCGCAGGTGAAGCTTACGGGTTGCTCTGCTGATAGCTTCTTCCATGTCGGCTTTCAGCACCGGGTCGTCAACCCCTGCTTGTAGTTCATGCTTCATATCCTTGATTTTGTTTCGCAGCTGGCGGTCATACCACCTAGAAGACACAGTTTCCTTCGACGCCCTGAAAACCCAGGCACTAAAATCCGAAACAGCAATCGCGACACCCGGCACCAAGATGACCGCCAAAGCCTTTAATTCAGCATTCGGTATCATCTCTGCCAGATACATGAGGCATGCACCAACCCCCGTGCCTCCCGAATATGATACTGCCTTACTTGCACTCGTGTTACTTGGCTTTTGAGGGACATCCGCTGTCAAGACACCCCTCCTTTATGCTCCCGCGCATTACGTGCAGCCCGTGCTTTGTCAGCCAGCTCATCAAGCTGCTTGAGTAAAGCGTCATCCTCTACCTTAATAGTCTTGGAGTAGACCTTCCCTGTTTTTTNCGCACCGTCAGCTTCCTCTGAGGTATGAAGCTGAGCAAATACCGCACCCCTAGTCGACTTAGAAAAAAAGTCAGGGGCAGCAGCATCAGAAACGTAAACCAAAGAACTGCCGTGTTCATAGATTCACCCAAACCTCACCTGCCACGATGCCTTAAGCAACCGACTTATGAAAAACTTTTTCAATGATGTACTTTTTGTCCTTGTCCTTATCCTTACCAGTTCCAGGCCCTACAGTTTGATCAATTCTCAGGCGCACGGTGAATTTTTGCCCCAAGATATTGGGTATTTCACCTTCAGGAATTCCGGNCTTTTTTCGAGTCTACATGGCCAGTCAGGAAAGTTACCGGAGTCTCAAAAGGTGTACCAGCTTCTTGAGTAGTTTGCTTCTTTCGAGCTTTATAGCTTGCTCTGGATGGTCTATCCACTGACACCAAAGGCGTTTTAGCTGTGGGGCTTTCTTTGACCGCAAAAAGGGTGGTCCCTTCATCTTTCAGCGCCTGATACGCCAGGTCATCAATTGCTGACAATACTTGTGGGGTGGCTAAGAGTTCAGCAATGTCCTCATCGCACTCAATCTCTTCTTCATCGACGAGAACGCGCGAAATACTTCCGTCTTCGCTTTTCACGATATCCAGAACTTTCCGACCCTTGACCTTTTCCATCACCTCAAAGAGTGTTGCTGTTGCTGCAGCCGCACTGAAACCAAGATAAGCAACAATATCCTTATGATTGGCTATGATCTGTTGAAAAACTTCGACTTCCCAACCAATAGAGCCTTCTTGAAATCCAGCCTTCACTTTGACATCAATCGGAACATCGCCGTTAAGCTTGGTATTTGCAGCAGTAAGAAGCTGCCCTAGGTTACGCAACCTTTTAGACAGCTCATCTATGTCCATTTCATGGTTCTTATGGGCTGGGCCGTCGTAGTAAACGTAAAATTTCGACTTCTTGGTCTGGGCTTCCATTTCTGCTCCTTGGCTCCATCTGAAACTGGCGTCAGGCGATTCTAACCAATTTGCAAACCGCCAGGAACAACACATGCATACGAAGCGCTGTTTAATCTCCCCCACAATCGTTTAACCCATCCACGCCCCAGTCGTTGTACCCCTGCAGAACAAAACGCCTTAGAACGGCTCTCAGGCGGTCAGATGGGTCCGGTCAGATATTCCGACAAAATCTCAACAATGGCGGTTTCGTCGTCACTCGATACGCCCAGGAAGGGGCGCGCTTCGATATCGCCCCACAGGTTGGGGAACTGGGCACGGGTGCCGCCGAAGTGTTGCATGGCGGCATACTCCATCGGGCTGCCCACTTCGAGTACGCCGCCGCGCACGTTGCGGTTGATCTCGTTACCCAACTTGCCACTCTCACCGATCAGTGGATCATTGCGGCCTTTCAGGGCCTGTGTCAGGTCGGTGTTATCGGCCCAGGGCGTACCATCGGGGGCGGTCTTGCTGGCAAAGCGCTTCTTGGTGCTGTCGATGAGATACCCGCCGACCTCTTCCAGTGCCGGGTCAACATCTTCCACGCGGTCCAGCAGCTGGGCCAGCACATCCAGCACTGGCTGGGCGTTAAAATCAATTTCAACACGCTTCATTTGCTATACTCCGGTTACCTGGCCGCAGCATCAGACCGTCGTGCTCATACCACGAAACGTTGCGGACGTTGTGGCGGAGGCGCGGCCAGGTCCCTCCCCGGCAGGCCTGATATAGAAAGTCTCCAACACCAGCATTTTGCGCCCACGGCGCAGCTCCAGCACGGCAATGAACCACTCCCCGTTGTATTTGAATTTCTTCCTGACCAGCGGATGCCCCGTGCGCTTGGCCGTACCGGCTGCCTCGAAGGCGTCTTCACTGTTGAGCAGGGCCGGCAGGATGGCGTAGTCCTCCGGGTTAACGGCACGCTGGCCACGGGATAGCTCGGTTGCGTCGGTGCCATGCTGAGCCTGCACATGCAGCACCGCTGCCGTATCCAGCGCAAAATCAAAGCCGTCAACCTCCCGCTCCACCAGCCCGCTGATCTGGTCGGCATCGGCCTGTGTCAGCAGGCCCAGGGTACGATAGGGCGGCAGCTGGTCGCCCTCGCCTTTCAATACCCGCTGGGCATAGCGGCGGGTATCGTCGGCCACGGACGGCAGCGAGCGGTAGCCCCGTGCCAGCTGATCACGCACCGGCGCCGGTACGTTCTGCATGTACCCCTTGGCCAGTTCGTACTCCCACTGCCGGGTTTTCTCGGCCATGGCACGCACGGTATCGCTGACGCTGGCACCGGGGGCGTAGTCCCAGCCTTTACCGATGCCCGGCAGGGTGCCGGTGTCCGGGTCTATCACATCCCAGCCTTCAGGCGGTTCCCGCCCCGGCTGGCCGCCCATGCGCTTGACCCCTGCCTGAGTGCGGGCACCCACCACATAGCATTTACAGCCGAAGCTGTTCACCGGCGTATGCGTACGCCAGAAGGGGTGATCCGGTGGCAGGGTCAGGCCATCCCAGGCCAGGTGCTGCGGCCGGGGATTTTTAACGCTGTCGTTGTGGCGGTAGATCCAGTACTTAAAGTTGCTCTCTTCCAGCTGGGCACGGCGACCGGCGGCATAGGCCACGGCGGCGTTGGTGCGGTAGATCACGCCGGTACGCCAGCGCTGGCCCGCTTTGCTCTCTTCACCGGTCCAGCCATGCCAACCGTGCTTTTCGACAATGGCACGGAAGTCCTTGCGGAAGGCGTTAAGGCTTTTGCCTTCGCTCATGCTGCGGTCTACGGCGGCGGCCAGATCGGCCAGCAGGTCGGTCTTGATGGCACCGGCCACCATAAAGCCGGTGTCGTGCGCCTCGCGCCGGATATCATCCCAACGCTTGGTTGGCACCAGGTTGCCCAGCTTGTTGCGGAAGAACGCGAGCTGATGCTGAAAGGGCTTGCCCAGCACCCCACCCACGCGCATGGATGGCTGTTTAGTTGTCATCGCTGTTCTCGATATCAAAGCGCCCTGCGGCCTGAGCGGCGGCAACGGCATCCCCGATCAGGTTGCCCATGGCTTCATCCGACAATTCACCCTGAGCCACCAGCAGCATCTCACGGAAGGCATCCAGACTGTCGGCAGCCTCCAGCATGGCTTCGATCTGCTCCAGCCAGTCGGCCATGGCCGGGGCCGCCTCGGTGCCCAGCTGTTCGGCGATCGCGTCCACGGGGGTGATGGCGGTGTCAACGGGGCCACCTGGTACCGCCAGCGCCGCTACCGGCACAGCTGGCTGTCGAGTTGCACCGACTGGAGCCAGTGCCGTCTTGGGACGCAACACCTCTTCATCTTTGCCCGCCTTGGGTATGCCGCTCTTTTCGTGAAACCACCAGGCGGGGATTCGGGCCCCCATATCCACGAAGGTGGGCAAAGTCTCGGACAGGTACTTCAGGTCTTCTGTTTCGCCGGTATCCAAATAGAACCGGGGGGCACGCTGCACCTTTTCGATACCGAAGTTCATGGCGGCCATCGGCCAGAGGATATCGCGACGAATAGTGCTGGCGTACTGACGTGCATCCGAGCGGATCAGGCTGAGCTGGCCACGCTCATGAACGTTGCCCAGGGCATTGGTGTTGGTGCCTCGCCGGTACCGCTGGTAAGGGTGCCGCCCAGGATCGCCTTGGCCTTGGCACGCTCACACCAGTCCATCATGATTTTGTAGATATCGGCACTGGCGCCCTTGCCCGCAGCCTCCATGAATTCGATGCTCATGCCATCGGGAATAATGCCGGCCGCATCCTTGCCCATGCTGACCACGGCACGCAGCAGCGTGGCTTTCTCTTTGTCTGAGGCATTCTTAGGGAACTTGCCCACCCGTGCTGGCAGTCCGTAGATCTCCAGCAGCTGAGCCAGATCACCCAGGGCATAGTTCTGGAACAGGTAGGGCCAAACCAGCATGCGGTGCAGGCCCATGCGGGCCACATAGCCACCCTTTGCACGGTGGCGGTGTTGCACCCAGCCCAGTGGCCACAGCTCGGCACCTGTCGCACTGTGATCGCGCAGGGTGAGCTGGTTTTGATCATCAGGGTGCAAGCGGAACCAGCTGTGTGGGCACAATTCGGGCTGCTCGATGTAGCGCAGAGACCCATCACGGGACCAGGGCAATGACAGGTTGCTCCAACCGTGGCCGATGCCTTCGCCCAAATCAAGGATCAGGTCTTCCACTTCCAGCCCACTGAACACCTCAATGGCATGGTCTGTCGCCTTGCGTTCTTCTGCGGTCGCGTTGTCTGGCGGGACAATCTGCCATTCACGCTCGGCCGCCAGCTGACGACGCTTGCCCAAGTCGGCACCGATCTGGGCGTCTTTCTCTTCCATGTCATCGAACAGCTCGTGCTGGGCCTTTATGTCACCCTGCTCAGCCGCTTCGAGGATCTCGTACAACTTGGCGGGGGTCAGCCCCTTGCTGGGGTGGTCGGCAAATTCGCGCTTTAATTGGCCAATGGCACCACGCCCAGCGCCGTCATCATCGGTCTGCTGTTCGTCCAGGGCTTGGGTATCAGCGCCGAACAGGCGGCGCACCAGAGTGCGGACATTTACCATGCACCACCTCCAAAGTCAGTTGAGTAGTCGTCGTCATCATCAGTAAAGGTTCCACGCTTCGGAACCGGTATGAACTCGCTATGCCAATCGCCTACATGGTTCAGCGCGGCAAAGTTCATCAATGCTCCGGCGATCGCGCCGTCACCATGTCGAATGAGCTCTGCATCCTTGAGATCTTTTCGCTCAATTTTTGGCACCATCGGGATACCATCGACAAACTCGACAGCGCGGTGGTCGTCCTCCAGGGAAACGTCCCGTGGCAGGGTGATAAAGCCATCTTCAAACAGTGAGATGTACTTACCCATCCACTCACCATACCAGGGGCGGGAGAGCGTCACTTCATGGACGGGGCCACCACTGTACTGGTCGGTGTCGGGGTTCAATTCGGCGCGACCATAACGGTCGCCCGTGTACTCCATCAGCGTTTGACCCGGACCACTGGCGTCACCGGCGAAGGTCCAGTTCTTGAGACCATCAAGCAACGCCCAGAGGATCTGTTCCTGTTGACGGGTCGGTGCGTTTGCCATTTCGATCAGGAACGGCACCTCGCGCCTCAATTCCTGGTCAACATGTGCAGGCGTGATGACAGAGAAATGGCGATGACGGGCAAAGTCCATACCGATAGCCCAACGCTTGTTAAAGCGCGCTGACACATCCTCAATCAGCGGCAGCAGGTTCTTGGCAATCCAAGTGGCACACCAGACTTCTCGCTCATGCTCAGAGCGGCGTGGGAAGTCGTCATCAAACACGATACGCAAGACGGGCCTGATTTCAGGCATCGCACGCTCGATCCATACGGATGGGATCGCCGAACCGTCACCATCACGGGGAATGACGTCCAGTTCTTCACGCATGGCCGCTTTGCGAGGGCCGTAAGCTGAGCGAATGGCTTCGTACCAGGTACGCTTCCCTTCCAGGGTTGCGTCACGCCCATTCATGAACCAAACACGCTCGTAAAGCCCGTTAGCCACAGCATCATCGAAGGTGATACGAATCACGTTGGCACGCTTGCCATAGCGCCCCGCCTGAACATCGGTTACCAGCTGATTAAACGCGTTCTTCTTACCACGATGGGTAGACCATACCCGGATTCGGCCACCCCAAATCAGGAGTGCAGTGGCTGATTCAAGCACATGTGAAACATTCTTATGCAGCGCGGCTTCATCGATATTCACGTACCCCTGCAGGCCGTGGATATTCTCTGGCCGGGACGACAAGGCGGTGATGCGAAAGCCACTGGCAAACCGAACTCGGAAGGCTTGTATATTGCGGCTAGTCCCATCTTCCAGCTGATCAACAAAAATGTGCTGTTCGATTCTGGTTGCCTGACCATGTGCTACGATCTGCGCGAATTTGCCGCAGTAGCCTATGAACTCCAGCCCTTTCTCGCGGGTGTCCGCCATATACCAGATATCGGCACCACCGGCTTCTTTGGCAGATGCAGCCGTAATGGTGTCAGTCAACGCCTGAGCGAATGTAATACCGGTACGTCGCCCCTTCTCACAGACGGCGATATCAAGATCCTGCTGCATCTGTATCCAACGGCTTTGATGCAACATCAGCACACCATCGGCGAGCGGGTTGAAATTTGCCGGTATCTGGCGCGCCCTTTCGGGCAGTTCGTCCCATTCAACGACACGCTCGGTATCGGGCAGAGGTGCAGGCATCGCCATCGTCACATCCCCATCAGCACTTTTTCGCGCCAGAATTTGGCATCATCGGCAGACAAGCCTCGCTCCTGGGCCGCTGAGTCAACCCGCTCGGCCGCGTCACGCAACGCCTTTTCACGGGCGCGGCTTTCAATTTCTCGCTCTCGCTTCTCATTCACGCTGGAGGCCTCCTCCAGGTGCTTGATCGCCAGGGAAAGTTCCTTCAGCAGCTTGGGTGGTATCGGGTCTTCGCCTTCACTCATGTGCAGAGCGGTTTCAAACGCCATGGTTCTGGTGAATTCGTTGAGCAGTTTGCCCACCTGCCCTTGCGGCTGGTTGCCCAGCTTGCCGATCCACATGTCGGCGATCTGGCGCGACTGGCGCATTTTCTCGCCGATGGCGTCCATGCGCTGGCTATAGCGGTTGACCGCGCTTTTGCTGAGGCGGATCTCGTGCGCTTCCGCTTCCAGCAGTGCGTTGACCTTCTGGGTGGCTTCCAGCTGGTTAACGGTCGGATCACGCAGCAGCTCATGCAGGGCGTCGCGGATCTCGGCGGGTAGCAGGTCGATGGAGGATTTACGCGCCATTCAACACTCCTTATCCGTCTGATAAAGACTTAATCCGCACCCAATGAAAAACTGCTCCAGCTCTTCCAGGTATCGGAACTCACGATCGATACCAGCCTGATCCAGCCTATCGACAAGCCAATACTTCCCGTTGAAGTCCCACACCTCGACCCCATGCATGGACCAGACCTCAAAACCACGATCATCCTCTTCAACCTGAAAGCCAATCTCTTGCAGGCTGCTTTCAGTAATCGGAGTGTCCATCAAGCCCCCGGCCCCGGTCGTTTCACGCCAGGCACTTGGGCACGGCCTTTCGACACGTCCAGCCCTCGCTGTGTCAGCTTGACCACCATCACCGACTTCACTGGCTCAGCAGTGATCAGGCCCTGCTCGGCCAGCCAAACCAGCTCGGTATGCAGGCGGTCACGACTGACGCTGAGGGCGTACAGCTCCAACCCACGCTCCAGCAGTAAAGAGTTTTTGCTGTAGTCGCTGTCTTCAGCCAACAGGCGCAGAATCACAAGACGACGCTCTTCCAGCTCAAATTGTTCCAGTGCCATGTCAGGCCCCCTTGTTGTTCATCAGGTAGTCGTGGATGCGGTCCAGGGTGATCGCCATACGATCCACCTTGGAATTGATGCCGGCGTATTCTTCTCGCAGCTTGGCGATATCGTCATGGGTCGGGCTGTGGCGCAGGTGTTCTTCTGCGGTGATCAGCCGGCGTTCAAATGACTCTATGCGCTCGGTTTGCTGCTGTATCAGCGAGCGGTTGTCACTGCGGCCGCGGTCAATCCAGACGAAGATCATCACGCCGATGGTGAAGATCCACTGGATCACGTCGAGCCAGAACTTCATTGCGTCGTAATCAGCCATGCCGCCCCCTGCGCTCGTGGATCTGCTGGCAGCTGATACAGCGTGCGGCATTGGGTTTGGCCTTCAGGCGTGCGGGCTGTACCGGCTCGTCGCAGTCGATGCAGATCACCACTCCCGCCACCACCAGCTGGTCCGGCTCGGGTTGAAGACTAGCCCGGTAACGGGCTTCGGCCTCCTGCTGGTTTTGCAGCTCACGCGCTTGGGCGCGGTCGTAGATATCAGTCATGTCGCGTTCCTTGTGTCGCCTGCAGGTAATCAATCAGGCTGCTGAGCTGAGCTTCTATGGCCTGACAGCGGGCGCCGTATCCGGTGATGTGGTGGAGGATGTCGGGCTGCCGGATCGGGCTGAGCCCAAGGGGGTCAGCAGTGGCGGTGGTGCCGGCTTTTCCATCAGCTCCGGTGGCAGGATCAGATCGGGGCACTTGCACGGCCGGGGTGATGGCGGCGTTGTACAGGCCGACAAAGCCATGAGTGAAGCGGCAATCAGGCAGAGGCTGCGCAGGCGCTTGGGACTGTTCACGGTAGTGTGAGGTAACACGGTCAATCTCCTGCTCAAGTTCAGAGGCACGCTGGGTGATGCTGACCTTCTCGGCCCGCAGGCTGCGCACAGCGTCATGTGCTTCGGCCAGCTGGCGTTCGTATTCGGTGCGCAGTTGCTGTTCCTGATCGGCCAGCAGCTCGGCAGCAGCTTGGTTGCAGATCGCCTCTTCCCATGCCTGGCCGCGCTGCCAGCCAGACCAGTAACCAACACCCGCTGAAACCACGGCTGCCGTCAGGCACCAGGTAGCCGCTGTAGGCAAGTTAAAGTTCACGGCACACCTCCTCACCCCAGCCGGCAGCGGCGTAACGTGGGGCCAGCTCCAGCAGGATGCGTTGAGGGTAATGGCGGTTCTCGCGGAAATTGGCGGCTGAACGGCCGGCATTGAAGCGCTCGGTATGCCCCCACCAGAGCCAACGGCTGTGGCCGTTCTCTGCCGCCAGCGTCTTGTCGCGCAGCACCCAGCCCAACCCACCGTTATAGGCGGCCAGTGTCATGGCCCAGCGGTCGCAGTCGGTATGGGCGCTCAGGCGGCTGTGCAGCCAGTGGTCATAACGCGCCATGGCACGGAAGGCCCAACGCGGGTTAAACGGCTGTGGGTTGCTCAGGCTGCGGTCGATGTCCGGCATCCACTCGGCGGTGGCAGGCATGNACTGCGCCAGCCCTTGCGCCCCCACCGGGCTGATGGCGCGGGGGTTCCAGTAGCTTTCCTGATGTACCTGAGCAGCCATGACCGCCAGCGGTGCATCCAGTCCCCACACCTGGCGTGCCTGCCGAGTGAGTTCCTGGCGGTATTGGCTGGCTGCGTGGGGGAGTTCTGCTGCACTCGCGCCTTGCAGCAGGCTGATCATCAACCCCACCAGAACGCCCAGCAACAGGTTGGCTCCCGCCACAAACATCGCCCAATGTAACATCCCGCGAAAGGTCATCTCAGGCCCCCAGCGAGATCGCAATGATCACGGCGGCCATGATGATGGCGCGGCGGATCGTGGCGACTGATGCATCAGCGGCACATTCTTCAGCGGTTACTCGGTCGTTTTGATGCCGGGCCAAATCAGATTGCTGCAGCAGTTCATGCGGGCGCAGGTAGTGGAATACCGCCCGATCAATCCAATACCCCAGCACGGCGGCCAGTGTGACCAGCGACAGCTTGTAGAGGGTGACGCTCAGCAGGTGTGGTGCCAGCCCGGCGATCGCAGCTGTGAGGATCAGGGTGATGACGGCAAACGAGGTAAGGCGCGGTGCGCGAAGTGTGGACATAAAAAATCCCCGGTGTGAAACTCAAGTTAATCTGTGAGTTCCAGCTTGCCGGGGATTAGGAGAGGGGTGGTTTAACTTGTGTTTTACTTAACCAAACGCAACGCTGGCTTTTCTTGGCGGGTTTGAATATTCACAGGAGTGTCATTTCGACTCACAATCCTGGTAGTAAATAGAAGAATGTCCAATTCATCTTTTGGTAAGCACAGCTGTTTCGCTACGCTCTCCACTGTTTGTCCATTCGCCTTCATAGCTGCAACCACTTTAGGCAGCAACTGCGACTTTTCTCGCATAATGGATTGGGGCTCCTTCTTGAAATAACCAAGACGACTTAGCTCAATGCTTAAGCCCCGGTATTGCCAATCAGAGATAATCCCCAAGTCATAGAATCGCCTTATAAGAGCGGCAACTGAAACGTTCCAATTCTTCTTCAAAGCCACCATATCAGCAACGCTTGGTGAGGGTATTGCGCGCGCCCTAACACTACCTTCCGGCATGAGGAACGCAGAAGCAAAAGCATCAGCCTCCCGCTCCACCTCACGCCCAGATGGTGTGCCATGGTTATGCATAAGCAAATGACCCAACTCATGAGCCGCATCAAAACGACTACGCTCAGCCGACTTCATAGAATTCAAAAAGACAAAGGGCGTACCATCTTTCCAGAATGAGTAAGCATCAACTGAACAATTTTGCTCTGCCAGAGAGAAAACACGAACACCATTTTTTTCTAAGAGATGAATGACGTTTCTAACCGACAACTCACCCAGACCCCAATACTGCCGAATAGCTTCTGCGGCCGCTTGGGGGCTTTGACCACGCAGGTCCAGTAGATTTTGGCGAGGAAGTGTGAAGTTGCTATCGAGCCAAGTATTGAAGGCCACCGCAATACGACCAGCACCCAGGGCTGAGTTCTTCTCGGAGGCTTTCATCTTGGAAAGTGCACGAAAGCTGACACTACCCACATCCAACTCATCTATGTCATCCCCGTAAAAGAAATCAACAGGGAACCCTAAGGCTTTAGACAGCTTACAGACAGATTCGTGGCTGGTTGATGACTCGGCGCTTGCTTCGTAGCTTGACAGCGTTCTTGTAGTTAGGCCCGTCAATTCTGACAGGGCCTTGAGGGTCAATCCCCTCCGCTCTCTAGCAAGTTTAACCCTGTTAGGATTCAGTGATTCACTCATATTTTCGAGGTTGTACTTCAAAATCAACTTCTTCTGAGTAACTCTCTTCACTGCCAGTACCAATATGATCTGTGTCAGAAAGAGAGACGGAGGGAAGCAGAACTCTATGACGCCATTTACTGATGCGGTTCATTTCATTCATACCGATCGGCAATGATAACTCACTCCGGATCTGCTTCAGAGCCTTGTCCAAGAAAGACAAAAGCCACCAAACCTCGTAATCATAATGAGTCCCGCTTTTAACTTCATCAGGTACTGCAAAATCAGGTTCAAAATCGAACGTGTATTGATGCTCGTTATGGCTGACTACTCGTCTTGTCTGCGAACCTTTAGGATTCCTTGTGCATGGATCTTTATCGGGCATGCCCGTATTGTGATCCCCTCCCGACACAGCCAATGCGATTTTCCTGCAAGGCGATAGCGTAAGCTCAAGGTTCCCAACCCGCTCTCGCTTCCATCCCATTGGAACAAGTCTGTCCCTTACAGCTCTTACGGTCTCGTGATAAAAATAAGTACCGCCAGTATTGGCTGGGTGATTTGGAGTTGCTTCATTTCGCTTCGCCTGCCCTTTGAGAATAGCCTCTGTAAGCAAAGGTATGTCCAAACCAAGGCCATGTAAAACTTCTTCGGCACTGACCTGATCTGTTGTGATTTTTTGTGCTGTGTTCATCATCTTGGAATCAGCCTGTCTTAATCATTTCCTGTTATTTAACCTCAATCGTGGTAAAAAAACAAGAAATGGCCTTTTTGTCAGAACAAAGACGGCTGAACCCGCCGCATGTAAATGGCCCGCTGTTCGTTGATGATGCGGTACACATGCTGGACGCTGATTTTGTACTTGGCGGCCAAGTCATCGGGCACGATGCCGTGGTCGTGCCAGTCGCGCCACAGCTCCACATCGCGGATCGCCTGTTTCAGGCGGTCGCCTTTGGGGATGTAGACGTGACGGCCGCCGCAGTACATGGCCTGTTCCGCCAGCAGGGTGTGGGCGATCCGGCGCGCCTGGTCGTCATCCATGCCCATGCGGCGCAGGGCCGCGTTGAAGATGTCGATCAGGGCAGCCAGATCCTTGGGCCACTTGCGCTTGGTCTCTTCGGGGATGTCGTCCAGGTGCTCCAGCAGGTCGTCGCTGAAGCTGGCTTCACCCAGCAGATCCTGCTGTTCTTCAGTTGCCACGGGCTTGCTCCTTGAGCGCACGCTTGCGCCACTGTTTGAGGTCTTCGAGTACCTGGCTGGCCAGACGCCAGTCACGCTCCAGCCAGTCCAGAGAGTCGACACCCACGCCACCATTGCGCTTGGCGCTGGCCCGTTTGGCCCAGTGAGTCAGAGCCAGTTCGGAGCCGTCGCGGACGATGCCTTTCTGGTGCATTTCGATCCAGACGGCGCGCATCACGTCGATGATTTTGCCTTGGGCTTTGGGGCTGTAGTAGCCGCGACGGCTGGACGCATCACCTGCAGTACGGCCACGGTGCTTTTTGAATCCGGCGTTTTCCAGCATCTGGATGACCTGGTACAACTCAGCCAGGCTCATGTCGGCGCAGCTGCGCTTGCCGGTGCGGTTTTCCAGCATCTGGCGGTAGAGATCATCATCCAGCCCCAGCTGCTTTTTGCCGATGTGGATCTGAGCCAGGGCGGCTTTGCGGTTGTCGTGTTTAGGTGCTGTCATTGTTGGCCTCTGTCAGTGTTGGCGTAACCTGTCACGCTGATCAGTTTTTTAAACTGTGACGGGTCACGTTGCGCCAGTTCGTCAGCGCCATGGATCAGCAGGGTCAGCACCTCGGCGTGCTCTTCATACTGCCCCAGCTGGGCTATGCGAGCCAGTGCCTCAGCGGTGCCACGGTAGATTTCAAACCGGAACTCTTTAGCGCCTACGGCCCTTTTGTGTTCACGTTCACGCTGGCGTTGATTGCGCTTACGCTCGCGGGCCAAACGGCGCTGGCGATCCTGTTTATCTTCAATGGTCATCTCTTTCCTCGGCTGCTCATCAGTACCCAGCCACCACGCTGGATAGACCTGCCCGTGTCAGCGGACAGGTTTCGCCCACTCTTCGGCTGGTAACTCCGGGTTAAGTGCCTGTTTCAACGGCTTCAACGATTTAAATTTCACAATCTTGCTAGCCGGGAATGTCATCGGCTCGCCGGTCTTGGGGTTGCGGCCCTCACGGGCTGCGCGATCGCTCACGCTGAGTTTGCCCACGCCGTGGAAAATGAACTCGCCATTCTCGGCCAAGCTCTTGCGGCACACCTGTGCAAAAGCATCCAGAAAGGCGTTTACATCGGCTTTGCTGACTGCACGGTCGTATTCGATTTTCATAGCCTGGGTCATGGCGTCTACCTGGTCAGATTTGCGCATTAGGTTTCTCCTTGTTGGCTGCTCATCAGTACCGGACAACCACGCCCGGTAGACCTGGCCAATCATCAGTTTGGCGGCAAGCCGCCAACCTGCTATTGGCCGGTTTCGCGTTTACTGCTCGTCCGGTCGGGCGCTGATGCAGCCCAGCACCCACATGATCGCGTCATGGACGCCCTCTTCGTAGGTACCATCGGGGTGTTCGGTGATACCGGCTTCACCGTGCTCTTTGGCCCAGGCCAGCACGTCGTTCAGTTCAAACTCTTCAACTCGGATTTGCGGTGTCATGGGTTAAGCGCCTCCCGCACGTTGTTGTGTTGACGAAACCGGATGCCGTTGCTGCCATCCTTACGCGGTGCCATATCGAACAGGCCGAAGCCTTGCAGCTCGACAGCACGCCCCTGGCGTATTTCAACCAGGATGCTGCTGCCCATGGCTTGAATGGCTGAGTTGGCCTGTTGCTCTGTCAGTTGGGCCAAGAACGACACCTGCCGGGCTAACTGTTCAGTCGTGGTCATTTTCATGGCGGCACCTCAGAGCTTGGCCAGATCCAGTGGGATGGCGCGCCACTGGTCAGACTGACCCACACGCTCATACAGGCGGATGTAGGTCTGGCTACCGGTGATCTGGATACTGTCTGCAATGGCGGTCATGGCCTGATTCCACTGCTCATCGTCGATCGACAGACGGCGCAGACCCAGCACACGGCCGGTGCTGATGTTGCCTTCCTTGTCGACCTGGAAGGCATGTTCCACCAGCGCACGGATCTCGGCAGCACTGCCCTGGGCCCAACGGTGAATACACTGGTCGATCAGGGCCTTGGTGGCCTGCAGGCGCTCGTCAAAGCTGATGCTTTCTTGAATGGCACGCTGCAGCTTGTAACGGCCATCAAAGCTGACCAGAGTGACGTTGCCCTTCTTGCCTCCGATCTGGACGCCGTACTTCTCGGCGGACAGGTCGATAAAGGCTTCCACATCGCCCAAGGTGTTCATCTTGAAATCACGCATGGCCTGCTGCAGCTCCTGCGCTTTGCGGGCGATTTCGTTCACCAGTTCATGGCGCACCATGTCGATGTCGCTGATGGTCTCAACTGGCACCCAACGGCCCTTACTATCCTTCATGCAGCCTTCGGGAATGTGTTGCTGTACGGCATGGTTCATGCGGCCTCTCCTGTCTGTTCCAATGCGTTTTCCGGTACCGGCCAGCCGACCAGCTCACGCCAGTCGCCGGTATGGTTCTCAACAACGCGGGTTAATATGGCGCGGGTGGTACGGCCGTTGTCGTAGCGCTCCAGGTTGCGATTGACGTAATCCTCGGTGACGATCAGGGCCCGGCGCGGGTCGGGGGTGTCCGACTCGCTGCCTACGCCCCAAAACACCAGCTGCTGTTGCATGCGGGTCTGTGCCAGATTGATGATGTGGTAACTCACGTGCGTTCCTCCCATGTCACAAGGCAGCCGGATACGTCTGCCACACGCTCGATATGGCGGCGGCCATCGTTGACCAGCCGGCGGCGGTAGCCCGGCTTGAGCTGGTTACAGCCAACACCAGGAATGATCTGGATGCAGGGGCGCTCTCCTATTCCGCCAATGCTCAAGACGGTCAGGCCCAGTGCCTGCAGGGTGTGCATGGCAAGGCTGGCTTTTGCCATGTGCTCGCTAACGGTTTGGTTTTGAAGATCACGGTTCATCACTGTTGCTCCTTGTGCTGCAGCTGCCACAGCAGCAAGTTGTATTGGGTTGCAAGCTTGGTTAATTCGCGTTCAAGCATGGCGATATGCTTTTCGCTATCGCCGGCGGCCATGCGCTTGCAAAACCCCAGCTGGTTGTCGGCGTTGTAGGGCTGGGCCCCGTTGTCAGCCTGCTGCACTTTGATGCGCTGCGTTTTGGCTGATGCTTCCAGTTTTGAATGCGGACAGCCTGACCGGCAGGCTCGGTACAGACGGACCCGCAAGGGGTTGGCTGCACCGAAGGGGCGTTTTTGATGCGCTTCACACTCATGCACGGGGATGGTGCCCAACACCGGGCATTCCACCGTGCGCTTCATGTAGTGACCTTCGACCTTGCGGCGCAGATCCGCCGGATCGGCCGGGTACTTGTCGTTCAATACCTGGCTGATCATGGTTTTGCTGACACCCAGCTCGGCCGCGACTCGACCCTGTGAGCGGGCTGCAACCTCTTGGCGCAGCACTTCAATCCAATCTTTCATTCTGTGCCCCCTTGTAGGGATAGAGGGTCTGAATCGATGGACACCAGATGCCGTCGTCACGCACCACCGGGTGTTCGGCACCCGCATCGGTGTTGAGCCGGAACACTGCGTACTCACCCGGCTGGGCGGCATGGCGCTTCACTTTGCGCACCAAGCCAGCTTTTTCCAGCCGTTTGACGTAGGCACCGCAGGTGACATATGCCGCCTGTGCAGTTGCCGCCAGTTCATTCAGGGTGAACACCCTGAGAATCCGGCAGCTGTTCCAGACCCGTTGGCGGACGGTGATCCGCTTGTGGGTGCGCTGGGCCTTGACCCGATACCCCTTGCGGGCACGCGGTTGATCAAACACCAGGGGGCTCGCGTCTTTCAGGTGGTAAAGGGTTGGCTTGCCGTCGCCACCACGCTTGTAGATACAGACCCGTTCCTTCTCGATCAGGAATTGCAGGAATCGCTTGGCGGTGTGGATGTTCATGCCATTGGCTTCTGCCAGCTCACGTGCTGTGAAGCGCTTGGGTGACCCCTCTGGCTGTTCCCACCGGTTTACAAGCCATGTCCATGCTTTGCGTCGTGCTTGACTCACGTCCCTGATCTCCTTAAACAACCAGACGTTGCATGCCGTGGAAGGGCTGATCACCCCAGTGTTCAAGGGTGATGTATTCCAGGTCGTTGGCGCGGGCCAGCTTTTCGATCTGGGCCAAACCAATGGTGATACGGCGCATTTCACCGCCGGCGCTGAGACGCAGCTGTTCCAGCAGATCCGGGTCAGCCTGAATGCCGTCATCCAACATGGCGGATGCCATGGTCATCACGTCATCCAGATCAGCGGCCCGGAATTCCACCCATTCGCTGATGCGGTTGAAGAACTGCTTGCGGGTGCTGATGCGACGGGCAATCTGGTCCATGCCGATCAGTACGACCGGCACTTCAGTGGCGTCATACAGGTCGCGGATGGTCTCCAGCAGGCGGATATCCCCCATCAGGTAGTCAGCTTCATCAATGAACAACGGGCGTTCATACATGCTCATCTGTTCGATGATGTAGTCGACCATGCGTGATGCACGGTGCATGGGACTGGAGCCCAGCTCGGACACGATGCGCCCCAGCAAGCTGGTGGCAGTGTCGTTGGCACGGGCACGGACAAGCACGCCGTTGACCTGGTTGAACAGGTACGCCACGGAGGTCGTCTTGCCAAAGCCTGTAGGGCCATGAATCAAGCCGATTCCGGGCACCCCGTAGGCACGGGTGCACAGAGAGTCAAACGCGTTTTGAGTCGCGATGACGTTCTTCACAGGTGCGACAATTGCTTTCATTTGCTATTCTCCTTGATGTTGATAGCGGGCGGTGCTTGCCGGCTTGGCCCGCTGTTTTCGGGCGCTCTGGCCCACTTCGTGGCGCGTCTCAGCCGCTTTTTTGCTGACGGCGCGCCATGATTTCTTCCACCTGCTTCCCACCGAACCGGTTGGCTCGTTTGTAGTCAGCAAGGAACTTTTTCTCTTTTTCAGTCAGCTCACGCTGCAGAGACTCTTCTGCCAGCATGCGAGCCTTGTCATGCTCATTGCGGACCAGTAATCCCTGCTGTTGAGCCATTGCTTGCTGCTTGGCTTCCATCGCTTCCCGCTGACGCTTCAGATGCTCAATTTCAGCCTCTGAGTACTGCGGCTCATGTGGGCGTCTCAGGCGGTCTGCTGTTTTACTCAGGGCCTTGATCGCCTCGTTACCGTGCTCACGGGCAGGCTGGGGGAATGCCACCAGACCTTTGGCCTGCTCGGTAAAGTGCTCGATGGCGTCCTGATGCAGGTTGTCCATGACAAAGTGTTTGGCCAGATCGGTCATTTCGCGCTTGAACTTGCGCAGGGCCTTGGCGTCTTCTTTCTTGCGCTCGCGGAATGCGGCCGGGCTGATGCCCTGCCCGATCATGCGGATATCGTGGGCTTCCACTCGGCTGTCCCATTGGCCCTGGCGGTACAGGAAGGCACGGCCCACGTCGCTGGGGTCGAGGAATACCGATACGCGCTGACCTTTCCAGGTGTGCTCCATC